ACACCAATGCCGCAAGGAGATTAACTCATGCAGACTCCCCAACATCATGCCCGTCAGATACCGGTGATCCAATCCTTTTCAGGTTGGTACACAGACGATTCTGGCATGCGTTCCCAAGATATGCGAATATCTTGAGACTCATCGACAACAGCGTGCACTGCATCTGCCATTGAGAACGGTGTAAACACGCTCCCACCCTCGACCATATCCGCATTAAGCGAGTTAGGTTTGGGACCCCCACCTCTTAATTCATAGCTAATGGAATTAGAAGGTTTAACGCACTGATACCTCAGGTAAGCTTGTTCCGATGTTGGGATAACACCCTTATCGGTCTTAACTGAAAATATCGGCAAACGAAAGGAGTACGACTGCAGTCCACGGTTCCAAATTGACCTCCAGCGCCGTTTATTGTTCCTAAACACGGTAAGCTGGGGCGAATTCGGTGGGCGTTTAAAACCCACTACAGGAGAAAACTCTCCGACATATGGAAGATGAAAATTCCACTTAGCCTGAATAGCCCCCCGCAGAAACGCTCCCGTTCGAAGAAAACCACGTGCATAGCACTGGTTCTCGACGGCCAGAAGTGAAACAAGCTGTTTTGGTAGCAGATTGTTTCCTGTTGGGACAACATTTGTATGTTTAAAATACAATGGGGTGATATCTATGCCTTTATAGGCATGACATCCGCAAGACTCTCTGAAATGAGAATTCACAAACGACTTCTTTCGGTTGATTTTCATCCCGAATTTAGGAAGCCATTCATAAACATAAGGAACAGCAAGAGACGGTAAAACAATGTCGTCTCCATATACGCTGACCCTTTCACAGAGTGCCTCACGAGCGGTACACGGTATGTCTATCATCTTTTTACGTATGATAGCCTTAATCAAAAAAAGATGAGTAAGGGACATAACCGGAAAACAGATAGCAGAACCCATGGGCGCAAATTTCAACGTCCGTAAGAATTTTTTATGAGTTTTGCGTGCCCACGATGGACTCTTAATTGTGCGTGTAGAAAGAGCCATCAACACATCATGCAGGTCAGAATCCTGCGAAATGTAACTAACCAAATCCCTAAGGATACGGTCGGATGCTTCCGATTCATCAATCGTAGCATCATCACGCGTCATGGAAGCAGAAAGCGCTCGCATAGCGTGTACATTTTGGTCCTCTAATGGTAAATAATCACCAAGTTTGGACTGGATGTGCTTCTTCAACAAGCGTCTTACTGCCTGTTGAAGGAATTGAGCTTCATTTGTTTCTTTACATATACCCCTCCACTTCCTGTAAGTCTTAGGAACAAGGAGGTATTCCGAATAAGGTTCGGTAACCTGTTGACTTAATAAGTCAATGTATTTTCGCGACTGCTCATTAACGTCCCACGGATGGCTAAAAAACCAATCCTCATATGGAAAAATGTTAGCAAGCTGTTTGTAATACACATGTGGCGCGTAGCGCATGTGTTTCTGTATCTGACCAACTACGGCACCAGGGCCTGGCCTTGGGATGCATTCTCTCTCATCGATATTTATATCGTGAGCAAACACACTCCATTGTGAACGGGCGCTTTCAAGAATATCTGAAAGCTCAGGGTTTTTTATATCTATATCCCTTAATTCGTCCTCAACTGATACAAAATCAGCATAATGTTTTAGCTGAGTTACGTCGTCCGGCTGACCAAGGAGCTTTTTGAAAGCTACCGACACACAATAAATCGTGTGTAGGGCCCTGGCTTGGACTTCTGCACTATGGCGCTCATTCTGGGTAATTTCGAACAACCTACGTAAAAACCGTGGGTAGTTCTTTCCTCTATCTTTCTTAAAATGAGGAAAAGAAACGTCATTGCCTTCTAGATGCTCAAGAAATTCTTGCATCAAAGTAGGTAATACGTCCACCAGAAAAGCCAACCCCTCGTTCTTTATTCGATTGTCAAGTAATGCACAATCACGAGTGTAGTCAGCAAAACCATACAACATCCGCAGATCGTTATGAGTGTCAGTAAGAAGGTTTTTATAATAATCCACAGCAAATAATAATGATTCAGCTGTGGACATCTTCTTACTACGCTCTTTCTCATCGTCCCCACCGACATGGTGGGGGGCCTTTGGAACACTCAATCTTTTGGCTTTTATAGTCACGAGAACGTGAACCTCCAGCCCAAGATATCCGTACCATAGGTTTACCTGCCTACTTTTACATCTGGTTCAAAAATGCGGACCAGAAGCCAGTCTCCGTATTGGCGTTGCAAGCGGTTTTACCCACTTTTTCAATATCAGCTAAAACATGCTGGCGGTGATACACCGCAGAAATATTGAAAGTACACCGCCACAACGTTCCGTCTGTAATCGGCAGAAGCCGACTTACTTGGGAAACATTGCGAAGAACGTTCGCGTTGGAACTGTCGTATTTAACAATGAACCGGTGCTCGTCCGCTTGCGCGGCAGCAAGATTTTTCCAGTTCTGTACGACAGATTTACCCAACTGAACTTGGTTTTGAAAAGTAAAAGTTACATCGGCAGTGCCGTCAGAAATAGCGGCGGGTGAGGTAAGAATAGGCATGGGACTTTACTCCTTATATGTTAACAGGTTAACGTACCTGGGGACGCCCGAAATTGGGAAGGAGTCAAAAAAGTTGCCGTAACAATGCTGCGATATTCATCCACTGTCTCTGACTAGGAAGTTTGAACTTTGGCAAAATCATGCCTATCTTCCTTGGAGCAGTTAAAGTACGATGATATTCGCTTTTACCGAAGCCATGAACAGGCGTCAACTTGGTGGCGAGTTTGCCATCAATTACGATAAAATGCATGTCTTTTGCTTGTGGATTAAGATGCATCGCTACACTTGTATCGGATAGTACCGATTCACAATACTGTAGTACGCGCAAGTCCACATTTGGATCGTTCTGCATCATCTCCAGGGTCTTTCCGATAGATATAAAATAATCTATCAAAAAGGACCACGGTATAGCGTTCCAAAAGTTGTCCGCTGACCCTGTAAGACCCCAATACTTGACAAAAGCGTCCCTGGTACTTCGCATAGTATAACTATACGAATATTCCATGGAAGCGGTATATTTTACTACCGCTTTTTTCCACAATTCCCATGACCCGGAGGACACACTGCTGGTTGAGACCAGAGTAGAATTGTCCGTCAAGTACTCGCTGTAATGCCGTTTCTGTTTCGTAAGACCTGCATCAGAAAATTTGTTCTGCGCAGTAACGACGTCACAAGCAATGGCTGCACTAAATGCTGCGATATCTTTCATTAAAGGAAGATATGCCATAGTATACTGCAACCACAGTGAAGATACATTCTTCGACAACATGCGTTCGACGCCAGCCGCTGTTAAATTGCGTTGCTGACCTAGATTGCGAAGTGCCTTCTCCTTTACACTGGAACGTCCCACATTCTTGAGGTATGTAAAAAGATTACCATCAAGACCACGTGCGGAGGTACCATAAATTAACTTGGCCAGATTCTTGAAATCCTTCAACTCCCAAAGAAAATTGAGGGTAGAAAAATCACTCTCAAACCTTGGCTGTAAAGAAGCCCACGCCCTAGAGCGTGCAGAATCGGGTACACCGTTCGCCTTGATCAAAGGTTGAATAAGTGTAGCCCACTCTCCAAACGGCCACCTCTGGTGTAGAGGCCCCGTTGCCGCATGATACCAGACACCTGAGGGTTTATAAATCCAGCCCGCGGGTCTGTCAAATACATAAATGCCTTTGATGTTATGGCATTCATTGTATCTCGGCAAAGGAAAGGTTGTAGATGAGAATATCTGCTTTTGTGGTGTTATATAATACGGCAGATATATCGAAGGTTGTGTCATAACCACTGAAGAAAAAGCGGCTATGGCTTTGGCATCGCTCCACTGATTGTATTGTAACTCAGTTAAGTTTTGCCCAACGTTAGCATAAGTACCACTAACATTAAACTTTCCGTGATCAAACGGAATTCCCTCCCTCATCTTCGTCTTCATGACGCATCTCCTGAAAAAATGTTGTTGGCCCTCCTTCCCACACTGGGAAGGAGGC